CAGCGGACTATCGGTGGATTTAGTTGCCAACAAGGGTAGAACCGAGCCAGCAAGACTTGCTGGTGGCAATACTCCTGATGCAGCTAGACTGCTGATAGAGGTAGCCAGCATGGTGCCAGCTACCCGAAAGAGTCGCAAAGCGTCTTTAGTAGGGACAGTGAGGTCAATAGCGATGTAGCTCGTAGGGTGGGATAGAGAGTGAACTGGCTACTAGCTGGCACCACAATAATAAAGGAGGAAGAAATGCTCGCATGGTTTAAGTGCCTAGACAACCAAATAACCACAGTTAAAGATTGCCTAGCCAAATGTAGGATGGATGAACGCTGTCTCACCCTACCAACACTAACCTTGATGGCTAATGAGAGAGAGTGGACAGGGGTGCCATCAACCACCCAACTCCTCAACGGCACCATGTATGAGTTTCTTAAGCTAACCCAGCCCTATGTCGTTGACCCTGATAGTAGAGCCTTCATGTTAGCTGGCACCAAACACCATACTTCATTGGAGGAGATAGCTAAGACTCTCAGCCTACCCTCTGAGGTAGCATTAAACATTGATAGGGACATTTTTGACCTACTGGAGCCTGAAGGTAGCTCATTTGTTCTAACCGATTATAAACTATGGGGTAGCTATAGGGTAGCCAGAGCATTAGGCATAGTTGAGGTAGGTAAGAAGCCAGACCCTAGTGGAGCGGTATATAAAACCTCTGGCAAATGGGGTAAGGCTGGCGAACCCAAGATGGTTTCAGTGTTCCAGTCCATGCCTCAAGAGGTAGATTTATTTAATGAGGAGTTGCAGCTAAACCGTTATCGGGTGATGCTGGAGGAACTAGGCATAGCTATATCCAAAATGCAACTACAGGTCACAGTTAGGGATGGTGGGTTGGTCATAGCCAGTGGTAGAGGGATAACTAGAAACATCTACAGGGTACCAATTAATAGGCTGGATGATGGTAAGGTTAAGGAATACTTTAAAGAGAAGGCTATATTGTTGGCAGAAGCTCTTGGACGAGGATATTGCCATGAAGCCTGCAACATAAGAGAGTGTTGGGAAGGAGTTAGGTGTAAAGGATATTGTGAGGTAGCTAGGTATTGTCCTAAGGGAATGTTATACCAACAGGAGTCGTCTAATGGATAAAGAAGAACACAAAGCTAGGCACCAGCTATTGCATGAGGAATTGGATGAATTGTTAGCAGATTTTATTGCCCATACCAAAAACACACTTCCTAGCACAACATCCATAATGGAGCTTATAAAATGGTCACATGGACAGACCATAGACCCTACAGAGGATAACGATGGATAGGGTTCATATAACCAGAGGCGACCAACTAAGGCTCAATAAGGAAATTGGTAAAGAGGCTAAAAGGCTATACCGTAATAGGTATGGCAAACGCAATCCTAACACTCTATCCACACAGGAGTTGGATGATGTTAAAACTGAGGCTGGTAAGAGAATTCAGGATAGAAGGAAAGGGAGGTTGGTAGAATGATAAACCATAAAGTGTTGGAGAAGTTAGAAGAAGTAGATAGCTTAATTAAGGAAGAACTAAAACGGTATCCTAATACTGGGCTATCCGAAAAGGATAATCTCCGCCAAGCCAGGGATAAGGTTCAAGAGGCCATTACCTGTATATTGAAAGGAGGTGGTTAAAATTATATTCGGCTTATGGGGTGAGGATAAAAGCTGTAAAACCACCTTAGCTCTGACGTTTCCTAAACCACTAATCCACATAGAATTTGATATAGGTGGTTTTGACCGAGCCATCTACAGGTTTAATAGTGATTACCAGTCTGGCCTAATCAAACATGAAAAGTATCCTATGCCATTTCAAATAGGAACCATAGACCCAACCCAGCTTACTACTAGACCTAGTAAAATAATTGTGGGTGTGAAGGAGCTATGGTATAAATTCCTCATCAACTATATCCAGCATTTGGACGACCCTGTCCTAGCCACCATAGTTATTGATACAGGCACCTTGCTATGGGAGATTTGTTGCTCAGGCTATCTACAGGAAAAGCAGGAAATCCAGCTAGATGCTAGAGGTAGCCTATTACCTAATGAGAAGTTAAGGGTTAGTCTACTACCCATAGAATATAGAGAACCTAACATCCGTATGAGAGGAATTATCTACCAAGCCAAAGCTCATGGTAAACATTTGGTTTTGGCCCACCACAGCCGTGATGAATATGGACCCATGCCTGAAAAAGGAGGCGGAATAGTAGAGGCTAAAACAGGTAGGAAGGAACGGGCTGGTTGGAACCCACTAGGTGATGGTGCTGATGTTATTGTTCATACCTACTGGGACAATAAAGCTAACAAACCATTCTGTAAGGTAGAGCTGGCTGAGGTCAAAGCCCTTGAAGGCATGGTGTTTGAGGAACCTACCTTTGATAAGATTAACCAAACTATAAGGATGATTAAAGGAGTCAGTTAGCTTGGAAAATGCTTGCACCAAATCAATTTTAAGCATGACGAAATTAGCAAGCTGTAGTTTACTACTCACAAGCTTAGAAACAGTCATAAAATCGATTCTGTGCAGACTGACAGCAAATCGAGACTAGCCAAATAGGCAAATAGGAGAGACAGGATGACCTTACTAATAGATAACCATGAGCCTAAGGAAATAGGGTACCTGATAGCTCAATCAGTTCCTACGTTGATGCCACAACCTGGATTGAACAGCCAGGGATTTGCCGATTATATGTGGTTCTGCCATGATGGCCGCCGTGTCCAGGTGGAGAGGAAACAAATCTATGAGGTGCTCGGTGGTATAGACCAGGTGGAGGAGCAACTGAGTAGAGAGTTGGATAATGGTGTGGAGGAAACACTATTGTTAATTGAAGGTGTTTGTGAACCAGTAGCAGGATTGAAGATAGCTACTCAGGTGTGGCATAGGGCTAAGGAGAAAAGTATTTTAATACCTGGCAGGGTCTATAACTGTAGCTATACAGGATTACAGGCATGGAAAAGCCAGTTGGATAAGGGTGGCATAACTGTAGTTGAGACATTTGACTATACGGCTACGGCTATGACCTTGGTAGCATTATACCAAAACTCTCAAGAACCTAAACATAGAACTCTCAGGAGGTATATCAAGGACAGGATATACATTGAATCTAAAAATCCTCATATCTATAATCTAATGGCTATTAAAGGAGGTGGAGTAGGTGAAGAAATTGCCAAGGCTTGGATAGAACAGTTTGGGACTTTTTGGTACTGTATCAACCAAGATGCTGAAACCCTAGCTGAGGTCATGGTCAATGAGAAAAGGATTGGGACGGCTAGGGCTAGGAAATTCCTAAAGGTTATAGGGAGGAATATATAATGACTACAATCAGGATATCCAGACAAGTAGTATTAAACCCTGGTAGGCAAGAGTCACTACAACAAGCTATGGGTGTTAGAGAAATGATTGATAAGGTCATATTTAGGAACCATTATATGCGGTATATCAAGGAAAAGCTAGAATACTATCCTCTCCTAGAGAACCATGGTTCTGATGGTATTAGGTTAATTGTTTGGGTGGATTATAGGGGAAAGGATGTAGAAAGGCTACTTAAATGCCTGTGGCGGAAAAGCCTACAAGCCTATTTAATAAAGGAGGTTGGTAATGACTGAACCTAAGAAGGAACTAACCAGAACCATTATCAAAGACCAGAAGGTGATATTTGGTGAGCAGGAGTTCACCAACCTAATGATGACCTTAATACGTCTTTATCGTTTTAGGTGTAAGAACCAACCACCAACGGCAATTATTATGCCTGATGTTACAGAGGTTGAGGGTGTCAAGGTAGAATTTCCAAAACCCAGAGGGGAGGTTAAAGATGTCTAAATCAGAAAGGATACCAGGCATTGACACTATAAGAGGATTAGCAGGTTCTCCACCTATGGTTAATGTTATACCTTGTAAGGTAATGGAGGTTGGAGAATCACTACGCCAAATTTGGAACTCTATCTATATTGCCTTCATTCCTTATTGCTTTAAGTGTAAGGTGCCCTTAGATTGGCATAATCCACCAGAAGGTAATAAGGTATTTACCTGTCCCAACTGCAACAGACAATGGGTGTTAGGAGTAAAGGATGACAAAACCAAAAAAAAGACCTAGACAACTAGCTGAGGAACATTGGGCTTGGATTGAATCTATACTAGATGAACAAAGGAGGATGGAAAAGAAGCTCTTTATTGATGCTTTCATCCATGGAATAAAGCATGGACAAGATATTCGCACCAGAATATCTGAGGAATGAGCAAGGCTGGATAATATTTCCCAATGATGTTGGTTGGAGAAAGGAGTTATTCCCACCAGCAGTCATGAAACATTTAGCTAAAATGCAGCTACATCTGGAATGGGAACTGGTTAAATATGTGTCTGAACCTGGAGATATTATCATGGACCCAATGGCAGGAACTGGAACTGTTATGATTGCCGCTACAATGGGTAGAAATGTAGTCTGTATAGATATTGAGGAAGGTTACAACAAAATACAGCAGAGGGTGTTGGAACATCTTAAACAGAACTTTGATTTAGGAAATATAATTCTGCTTCATGGTAACTCCAAAGTAGTATTACCTATACCCTGCAACCATATTATATTCAGTCCACCTTATGCTTCAGCTTTCAAACCTGCCAAGAAAACATCCAAATTTGTTAAAGACAAATACCGGGTAGATGATAGAGAATACACCGAATATGCTAGAACACAAGGTAATGTAGGAATACTAAACACCTTTCTCTATAACCAACACATGGATAGGGTCTATAAGCTATGCTATCAAAGCCTTCCAACTGGTGGCACAATGTCAGTAGTGACTAAGGATATAATAGAAGGTGGTGAGAGGGTGTACCTATCCAAATGGATTGAAAATGTATGTATTAAGCATGGCTTTGTTTTACAAGACTGGTTCAAACATCAGATTATGGGAGGACCATATCAGGATATGAGAAGGGCTAAAGGAGAAGAAACTGTGGATGATGAGGATATTTTAATTTATAGGAGGATAAAATGAACGTACATGAATTGGTTAAAGAACTTGAAAAC